TGGTGCTAGTGATGATTTACAGCTTTATCATGATGGGTTTAATAGTTATATAACAGATACAGGGACAGGTAATTTATATGTCAGAGCCAGCAATGAACTAGCCTTAACTTCTGCGGCAGGAGAAGCGTTTTTCTTAGGTATTGCAGATGGTTCAAGTTATCTATATCACAATGGCGGCGTTAAGCTAAACACCACAGCCACAGGCATAGACGTTACTGGAAACTTACAGGCAACAGGCTACTTAGCTGTAGACGGCGCATCAGGCAACACTGGAGCAGGTACAGACCGTTGGATTGGTGGTGACGGTACGGCAGGAACTTGGTTCTACAATGTTCCAACAGGCTCCAACCATTACTTTGCTGTAAACAATGCAAACAAGTTAGCAATTAACTCCACAGGCATAGACGTTACTGGCACAGCCACGATGGATGGGCTTACTGTTCAAAACTCTGGCTCTACACTACTATCTGTTGGCTCTACTGATGGTTCTGGGGCGCAACTTCGTTTAGATGGTAGTGCAAATGGAGATTTTGCAGGAGGCGACTACTCTGTAATAAAAAATGAAAACAATGATTTGGTTCTTATTTCTGGAACACCTAATGGCGATATAGATTCATTTACGCATGATGGCAGTGGAAATAAACTAAGGCATAAAATAGGAAGCAACGGCGACATCAGCTTCTACGAGGACACAGGCACAACGGCTAAGTTCTTCTGGGATGCGTCTGCGGAGTCTTTGGGTATTGGTACTAGTGCGCCAGCAAGTGCTTTATCCGTAGCTACTAATGGTGGAGCGTGGACTACAAGTTCGAGTGATGGTGTTGGTATAAATTACAATTCTGGTAATGCCAATATATCTACATACTTGGATAACTCTACGTTAAAGATTGGAGCAGGTGTCACTCAGAAGAATGGAATGACTATTTACGGTCAAACGGGTGGCAACAGAATACAGTGGGATGTTGCAGGTTCAGAACGCATGCGCATAGACGCATCAGGCAATGTGTTGGTGGGTAAGACTGCTACAGCTTATGGTACTGCTGGTGTTGTTGCTTATGCTAACGGTGGGTTTACAGCTACTAAGTCTGCGGATGCACCTGTTGGGTTGAACAGATTATCTAGTGACGGTTCTATAATTAACTTTGCCAAAGACGGCACATCCGTAGGTAGTATTGGTAGTAGAGTTACAAACTTATATACCACATACACAGCAAACGGCTTCGGGCTTACTGGAACGGCTACAACTAATGGTGTAATACCTTCGTTAAATGGTGGAGTGTCTAACGGTGCAGTTGACTTAGGCGGTTCAGCGGCTCGCTTCAAAGACCTCTACCTATCAGGCGGTGTCTACTTAGGCGGTACAGGCGCTGCTAATAAGCTGGATGACTATGAGGAGGGTACTTGGACTCCTCTTTTGACCGCAGTCTCTGGCACAAAAACATGGACTTACAGTGCGCAACGTGGAACCTATACTAAAGTAGGAAACCTAGTGACCGTATTTTTCAATATCCAACTTACTTCAAATGGTAGCGGTACAGATGGGAATGCGCGAATAACTGGATTACCCTTTCTATCCGCTACAGATTCTGCCTTAGTAGCTTATTACGCGTTTTTCTGGAAGCAGTTGATTAACACTACCGAAGTATCTTTGATGGGGCAGCTTCCTGCGGGTGGAGACTATATCACCTTCCTCGACGGAAGCAGTTCTTATCCTGACATTACTTACATAAATACCAGCGTTTTTGTGAACGACAGGCGCGTCAGGGGAACAATGCAATATAGAGTTTAACAACTTAACCATACGCCTATCGGACGGTAGGCACAGACAGGAGAAAGCTAATGGCTTTAGAAAAAGTAGTAACAGAAATTAAAGGCTATGAAGGTCTTTATGCGATTACACCTAACGGGCAGATTTGGAGTCACCCTAAAGGCACAAACTCCAAGGAAGGCAGGTGGATGGCTTTAGACTTTTCGAGTCGATACCCGATGATTTGTTTGACTAAATCGGGACAGAAGAAACGGCATCTTGTGCATCGTCTTGTTGCAGAGGCTTTTATTGCAAACCCTGATGAATATAATCAGGTGAACCATATCAACGGTAACCGCGAAGATAATCGCGTAGAAAACCTTGAGTGGGTTAATGCTTCTCAAAACCGATTACATGCTTGGCGTAAAGGATTGCAGGTTGCAACTAGTTTGCACAAGAAATCCGCTAAAAAAGCTGGTCACGGAAGACGATTATTTAGCATGGAGCAGGCAAACGATATTAGAAAGCTGTACGAATCTAAAGCATTAAATCAATACGAGCTAGCTAATAAATACAAAACATCACAAGCCGTTATTAGCGGTATTGTTTTATACAAAACTTACACAGAGGAAGCCGCATAATGTCGCTTACAAAAGAAATTACTCAAGATAAAATAGAAATAATTGGAAAGTTCAAAGCAGTACAAGTACGAACCTGCACCAAAGTCCTAGAGGACGGCGTAGAGCTATCCTCTGGCTATCACAGACACGTTGTAGTCGCAGGACAGGACTACAGCAACGAATCAGCAGAGGTGCAGGCTATCTGTGCTGCTGTACATACAGACGCAGTAATTGCTGCATACAACGCATCACTGGAGGCTTCAGAATGAACTGGACTATAGCACAACTAGAACGTAACTCAGCAGACAACGGCGTAACTGTAGCCCATTGGCGTTGCAGCAAGACCGTAGGCGACCACACAGCAAGCTCTTATGGCACTTGTGGCTTTACACCTGACGTAGAGAAAGCAGGCTTTGTAGCCTTTGACGCTCTCACTGAAGAAGCTGTCATTGGCTGGGTGCAAGAGTCTATGGACGTAGAAGCTCTGGAAGCTGGTCTTGACGCACAGCTTGCTGAGATGGCTGCACCGTCAACAGTAGCTGGTACACCTTGGTAGCATGAAGCTGGTCTTTGCGTTGATAGTCCTGATCGACGGTACTGTTGACGCAGAGGCCACTAGCTACTGGCACGACATAACAAGATGTAGATGGTTCGCTGAAGAGTTAACAATACAGGGAACTATAAGACGCTATCACACACCTGTACACGCTTATTGCAAGCCAGTGTATGTAGACCCAGCAGAGGTAGTTATTTATGATTGATCCTATAACTGCTGTTGCAATGGCTACAAGCGCTTTCAAGACTGTACAGAAGATGGTGTCAATGGGCAGAGAGATTGAAGATACTCTAGGCCAAGTTGGTAAGTGGTATGGCGCTGTTAGCGACTTCAACGAAGCTAAGAGACAAGCAGAGAATCCACCTATCTTCCGCAGGCTGGTAGCGTCTAAGTCAGTCGAGCAAGAAGCGTTGGAGATGTACGCGCACGATAAGCGAATAAAGCAACAAGAGAAAGAGTTACGAGAGCTGCTGATGTACACCTACGGCCCTGACGCTTACAAAGAGTTATTAGGTATGCGTAGGAAGATACGAGAGCAGCGAGAGAAGACTTTGTACGCACAAGAACGTAAGCGTAAAGCATTCATCTGGAACGTAGCAGGCTTGGCAGCGGTAGTTATAATGTCAGGTGTGCTGTATCAACTAACAACACTTATTTTAGGGAAGATGTAATATGGCCATAGAATCAGGTAAAGAAGTAGTAGACATTGCAGCAGCGTCTACAGCCGTTATGACCTTAGCAGCTTGGCTACCGCCTATGGCTTCTTTGTTCACTATTATCTGGCTAGGCATAAGGATATATGAATCAGACACCATTCAGAATCTTGTAGGTAAAAAATAATGTCTATCTTCACCGCTCTGCTTGGCCCTGTTGCTGATTTAGCTAAAGGTTACTTGTCTAACAAAGCTGACCAAGCTAAAGCAAAACACGAAGCTACAATGTCAGTTATACAGAACGATGCTGATTGGGAAACCAAGATGGCTGAAGCGTCTGGTGATAGCTGGAAAGATGAGTTCTGGACTCTTGTGTTAGCTATACCAGTGTTTATGGTTGGTTATGCTATTGCTGCCAACGACGTAACTGTGATACACAGAGTTGCTGAGGGGTTTGTAGCATTAGAGAAGTTGCCAGAGTGGTATCAATATTTATTATTCATAGCTATCAGTTCTAGCTTTGGTATTAGAGGCGCTAGTAAGATTATGGAAATGAGGAAGTAACTTATGGCATTATCTCCTTCTGGACGCGGTACACCAAGAGAAAGAGCTGCTGCGGCTGCTGCGGCTGCTGCGGCTGCTGCGGCTGCTAAAACGCCAACGCCTACGCCTACGCCAACTCCTACTCCTACTCCTACTCCTACGCCAGCTCCTGTGGTCAAAGCAACAGCTGCGCGCCCAGTAGTTAATACAAAAGCATTTGATGCTTCTGATTGGGCAAGATTAGATAAGCTGACAGCACCTATAACTTTAACAAACCCTTACGGTATTTATGAAGAAACTCCCAACTTAACAAAAGAACAGAGACAAGCAGCTCTAGCTAAAGCTATGACCGACCCTGTAAACGTAGCTAACAAAGCTGAGAGAGCTACTTGGACAGAACAAGAAAAAAGAATTGACGAACAAAATAACCGTTTAGAAAAATACGGAGTAACATCTACTGACTTAGGAAATAAGATATTAACAGATGATGAACTTCAAAAGGTTGAGGACATTTTATTTTACAAAGTAAACGATACTCAATTTCAGAATTTAAAAAATCTTCAGCAATCTAACCCTGCTGAGTTCTCTACTATTTTTAATCAGTTAGATAACAGAAAACAATTAACTTATTTTTATAACGATTATAAGGCTGGTAATTTAAATAAAGATTCTTATTTACAAGCGGCTGCTGGTTTGTTACAGAGCCAAAATCCAAATAGTATTTATCTTATTGATCAGGGTGTTTTATACGAAGCTCCTAAAAACGTCAGTAAAAGTTTAAATTCTTACAGAGAAGTTAATCTTCTTGATCCCACAGTTAGCGGAGGTGTCAAAAAAGGCACAGACAGGACAGACCCGCTTTTGTTAGGTAACTTAGGAAGCAGTGTTGGTGGAGAGTCTTTAGACAAGCGTTCTAGTTGGGATAAAGTATTAAACAGCGCTCCCGCGTCAATGATTGCTAGTGTGTTCGGCCCTGCTGGACAAGCAGTTCTTGCAGCAGCTAAGGTAGCAAATGGACAGTCTTTAACAACAGCAGATTATATACAACTAGCAAGTGCTGGGTTAAAGTATCTAGGCACATTAGAAGGAGCTACACTAGCAGAAGCACAAAGCGCTGCTGACGCTGCAGTAGAAAGTGCAATTGCTGCTGGTACTATTACAACAGCAGCAGAAGCAGAGGCAATGTATAATTCTGTATTAGCCGCTACAGAAATGGCTCCAAGTGTTTTTGGCGTTACTTTTAAAGATTTATTAGGGCCTTTAGGAGAAGGAGCAGACGCAGGGATAGACACTAACCCAGTTGATATTTATGGAAACGCTGCGTCAACAGACGGTATTATTTATAATTTATTAGACAATAGTGTTAACTCAAGTATAGCTGATTTATTAACTGACACAACAGGCAGTATTTTTGACATAGTTAATGAAATAAAAGACAACATACAAACTGAAGACCCAACTGCTAAGGCCGCTGCTGACGCAAGAGCTGAAGCAGAAGCTCAAGCAAAAGCCAGAGCAGACGCTAAAGCCGCTGCAGACGCTAAAGCCGCTGCAGACGCTAAAGCTGCTGCAGATGCTAAAGCCGCAGCAGACGCTAAAGCTGCTGCTGATGCTAAAGCTGCTGCAGATGCTAAAGCTAAAGCAGACGCTAAAGCCGCTGCAGACGCTAAAGCTGCTGCAGATGCTAAAGCCGCAGCTGATGCTAAAGCTGCTGCAGATGCTAAAGCTAAAGCAGACGCTGAAGCCAAAGCAGCCGCCGATGCACAAGCTAAAGCCGCTGCAGACGCAAAAGCTGCCGCAGACGCTAAAGCCGCAGCTGACGCTAAAGCCGCTGCAGATGCCAAAGCTGCAGCAGACGCTAAAGCTAAAGCAGACGCTGAAGCCAAGGCTGCTGCAGACGCACAGGCTAAAGCTGCTGCAGAAGCTAAAGCCGCCGCAGATGCTAAAGCTAAAGCAGACGCAGACGCTAAAGCTGCGGCAAACGCGAAAGCTGCTGCAGCCGCTAAAGCTGCCCAAGAGAAAGCTGCTGCAGAAGCTAAAGCCGCTGCTGATGCCAAAGCTAAGGCAGACGCAGAAGCTAAGGCTGCTGCAGACGCACAGGCTAAGGCGGCTGCTGACGCAAAAGCCGCCGCAGATGCCAAAGCTGCAGCAGATGCCAAAGCTGCAGCAGATGCTAAAGCCGCTGCAGATGCAAAAGCTAAGGCAGACGCAGAAGCTAAAGCAGCCGCAGAAGCGCAAGCTAAAGCCGCTGCAGAAGCTAAAGCCGCAGCAGATGCTAAGGCTGCTGCAGACGCTAAAGCTGCTGCTGACGCAAAAGCCGCTGCTGATGCTAAGGCTGCTGCAGATGCTAAAGCTGCTGCAGAAGCTCAAGCAGCTCGTGACAAAGCTGCAGCAGATGCTCAAGCTGCACAAGAGAAAGCTGCTGCAGATGCTAAAGCCGCTGCAGATGCTAAAGCTAAAGCAGATAAGTTAGAACAAGAAGCAGCTGATCTTTCTACACTTGAAGCGGCTAAAGCAGCTCAAGCAAAAGCTGCAGCAGATGCTAAAGCTGCTGCAGACGCACAAGCTAAAGCAGACGCTGAAGCCAAGGCTGCTGCAGAAGCTCAAGCTAAAGCAGAACAAGAAGCTGAAACACAACGAATAGAACAAGAAGCAGCTAAAGCAGCGGCAGAGCAAGCAGCGGCTAACAAGGCGGCAGCAGAGAAAGCAGAGGCAGATAGAGCAGCAGCGCAGGCAGCAGCAGACAAAGCAGCAGCAGACGCTAAAGCAGCCGCTGACGCAGCTAAAGCAGAGAAGGACGCAGCAACAGCACTAGAACAAGAAAGACTAGCGAGAGAAGCACAGGCTGAAGCTGATCGTCAACAAGAAATTGCAAATAAAGCAGAGCAAGACAAGATAGTTGCTGAACAAGCTGAGGCTGATCGACTGGCTGAAGAAGCTAGATTAGCTCAAGAAGGAACCACAACTATTACTGATCCTGCGTCAGGTGATGAAACAATAGTTACTGGCACAACTCCTGATATGCCTCCTAGTGAACAGCCAGATGTAACGCCTATCTATGACCAAGAGCCTATTGTGTACGAACCTCCTGCAGACGCTGGCGGTGGTGCTGGCGGTGGTGATGGTGCTGGCGGTGGTGAAACTGGCGCAGGTTCTTCAGGCACTGGAATACCAGAAGAAGGCTCAGGTATACCCAGCACTTCAGGTTCTGGTGGTCTTGCTCAGGAAGAAGGATACGATCCTGATCTGACAGACACAATGAGCGTACCTAATCCTGATTTTGATCCAGAATCTAGGGATGTTTTCATACAAAGACAAATCTATGACATGATTCTAAACGAAACAGACCCTGTTCTTAAGGAGCGTTTAGAGCAAGAATACAAAAGGATGGGTGGAAACCACCTAGAAGAAGTTAGAGCTGGTGTACCTAAAGAAGAGGTATACGCTGATTATCCTCCTGAGTACATAGAAGTTCCTTACGAAGAACCTACGTTAGATGCAGAAACTTTTGAGGCTCGTTATCCTGATGGTTGGTTAGGCGGTTCTTTTGATACTCTAGATGCTAACAAAGATGGTGTTGTCTCTGAAACTGAGCTGTATGACTATGAGCATAACATGGGAAGTGGCCAAGGAGGAGAACCTTCTGACATTGTTAAAGCAATCTTAGACGCTTTAAGATCAGAAGTGGACACCCCTGATCCCTCTACAGGTCTTCCTACAGATACTACAGTAGAAGTAGGTACGGCTGCTGGCTCTACTGATCCTGCTGTAGGCACAGGACAAGACCCTTCTACTGATCTTTCTACAGGCATTCCTTCTGATACCACGTCTACTAGTGGCACTACAGGCGCTGGAGGCGGTGGTGTAGGTACTGATGTAGGAGGAGGCGCTGGTGGCGGCACTACAGGCGGTGGCGCAGGTTCTGGAGAAGCAGAGACAGGCGCAGGAGCAGGCGCAGGAACTGGTACAGGCACTGGCACTGGTGAAGGGACTGGTGGAGGTACAGGAACTGGTGAAGGCACTGGTGAAGGAACTGGTGAAGGAGAAGACACAGGCACAGGTACAGGTATTGCAGGCGTAGGCGGTATGCTATCTCCTACACGCACAACAGACTTGTTATTTGCTGATTTGTTTAAATCTAATGTCAAGATAGGAAGCAACCAAGAAATAGCACCCTATGTTCAACTACAACAGCCATCAATAAACAATCCTTATTCTCAAGGTATGTTGACAAATCAAGACACAACAAAGAGGTTCTACTCATAATGACATATCTACAGTTAGTAAATAGTGTTCTACGCAGACTCCGTGAGAACGAAGTAGACTCTGTTAATCAAAATAACTATTCAAAACTTATTGGGGAGTTTGTCAACGATGCTAAACGAACCGTAGAAGATGCTTGGGACTGGACAGCACTGCGTACAACGCTAACAGTGTCTACAGTAGCTAATGTTTATAACTACACGCTAGTTGACTCACAAGACCGCATCAAGGTGTTGGACGTTATTAACGACTCTTCTAACTGGTTTATGGAGTATCGTCCATCAACGTGGATGAACAATGCCTTCCTCGTCCAAGCTAACATACCCTACGCAGCTCCTAAGTACTACAGCTGGAACGGTATTGATAGTAATGGCGATAGCGGTGTAGACCTCTACCCAGCCCCTGACGGTGCTTATCAGCTACGCTTTAACGTGGTGCTGCGTACAGCAGACATGACAGAAAACACTGACACAATGTCAATACCTTCGTCACCAGTGATTCAGATAGCAACAGCGTTAGGCGCTAGAGAACGTGGTGAGACTGGTGGAACAAGCTCAGCAGAGTTGTTTGCTTTAGCTGATCGTACCTTGTCAGACGCTATTGCCTTAGACGCTGCTAGACATCCTGAAGAGACTATCTGGACGACTGTATAATGGCTCAACAACTACAGAACATTACAATCTCAGCCCCAGGATTTTTTGGTTTAAACACCCAAGACTCTCCTATTGGTTTAGACCCTTCGTTTGCCGCTGTAGCTGACAACTGTGTTATTGATCAGCTAGGACGTATCGGAGCTAGGAAGGGCTATCAGTACTCAACAACCAACGGAGCTTCTTTGCTGGGCAGCAGCAGAGGAATAGAGACGCTGCATCAGTTTATTGACTATAGTGGCGATAGAAGGTTGCTATCAGCAGGTAATTTAAAAGTATTTGTTGGTGATACTACGTTGGTTGATTACACGCCAGCAGGTTATATAGCAACAGCAAACAATTGGAAGTGCGTCACACTGGCTAACCATGTATATATGGTACAGAGTGGACACGAGCCGTTGATAGGCACTAATGAAGCTGCTCCGTTTACACTAGAGCGTATAAGCACACACTCGCATAGCACAGGAACTATGCCGCAAGGCAACGAAGCTCTAGCCGCTTTTGGACGCTTGTGGGTAGCTGATGTAGTAGGTAACAAGCACACTGTTTACTGGAGTGATTTACTAGACGGTGCACATTGGACAGGAGGCTCTTCAGGCAGCTTAGACTTAACTAACGTATGGCCAGAAGGCTTTGACGAGATAGTGGCACTAGCGGCTCACAATGGCTTTCTAATCATCTTTGGTAAGAAGTCTATACTTACCTATAGCGGTGCTAAGTCTCCAAGCACTATGACGCTTGCAGACACCGTAGCAGGCGTTGGTTGTGTTTCTCGTGATTCTGTACAGCACACTGGGACAGACCTTATATTTTTATCTAATACAGGTGTGCGTACGCTGGGAAGGACTATTCAAGAGAAGTCTTTGCCAATGAGAGACATCAGCAAGAATGTTCGGAATGACTTGGTTAGTTTGATTCAACAGCAGAACAATCCTATCAAATCTTTATACAGCCAAGAAGAAGCTTTTTACTTGCTTTCTTTTCCAGATAGTGGTATAATATATTGTTTTGACATGCGTGTCCCGCTAGAGAATGATTCACATAGGGTTACAACATGGTCTGGGATGGGTGTTAACGTCTTTGCTCGTTGTGACGATGGCACTATTCACATGGGAGTGTCTGACGGCATTGTAGAATATAGTGGTTACTTAGACGATACAGAACAGTATCAGCTACGTTATTTCAGTAACCCACTTGACTTCCAAAGCCCAGCTAACTTGAAGTTTTTGAAGAAGTTTAACTTAACTATTATTGGTGGACAGTCTACGCCTACAACGCTCAACTGGGGCTATGATTACACATCTGATTATACAAAGCAACCTTTTATTTTTGGTTCTACTAATTTAGCTGAGTATGGCATTAGCGAGTATAACACAACTGCTGAGTATTCTGCTGCTGTTGTTATTAACACACCAAAAGTAAACGCTAGTGGTAACGGCTCTGTTGTAACAGTAGGTATCGAAGCTCAGATTAACAACTCTGCTTTCTCAATTCAAAAGATCGACATACACGCTCTACTAGGGAGACTTATCTAATGTCTAATTATACTAAGACAACTAACTTTGCAACTAAGGACTCCCTCAGTTCTGGCGATCCCGCTAAGATTGTTAAGGGTACTGAAATCAACACTGAGTTTGACAACATTGCTACTGCTGTCAATTCTAAATCTAATAAAGCTGATCCTACCTTTACAGGAACAATGACAGCCGTCACCGTCAATGTGTCAGGTACGCTAACGGCTGGCACTATTACTGGAGGTACATTCTAATGGCGAATGAGATAATGGATTTTTTAACAGGCAATCAAGATACTATTACAGGTGCTCTCGGTGGTCTTGGTAGTTATTATTTAAGTCAAGAAAACATTAAGGGTGCTCAAGCCTCTGGAGAACAAGCCAGAATGCTGTCTGAGCAAGCGGGGCAGCAAGCCAGAGATTACTCTACATTTAAACCATACACTGTTACAAGTGGTTTAGCTAACGTAGGCACTACTGCTGAAGGTGGCTTTGGTGTTAATCTTTCTCCTCAGCAGCAAGCGTTTCAGAATCAATTGATGGGACAGGCTCAGAACTTGTTTGGTCAAGTTGGTCAAGACCCTGCCGCACAACAAGCAGCTATCTATGAGCAGATCAGAGCTACGCAGATGCCAGAGGAAGAACGTCAGCGTTTGGCAATGCAGGAGAACTTGTTTGCTAGTGGTCGTGGTGGTCTACAGACTGCTCAGTACGGTGGCTCACCAGAGCAGTTTGCGTATGAGAAGGCACGTCAAGAGGCTATGGCTGGTGCGTCTCTGGCGGCTCGTCAGCAGGCTATGGCAGAACAACAGCAGGCTCTAGCAGGCGCTACAGGCTTATTAGGCGCTGGTTATCAACCACAGCAGCAAGCACTGTCGCTACTGGAAGCAAGTCAAGTCCCTGCTGGCTACACAGCCGCTGGACAGCGTACTGGCGCAGAGCTTGGTGCTCAACTGTCTGGTAGAGGTATTGAAGGATATATTCAAGGACAAGACTTAGGCAACCGTCTGCAGCTACAACAGCAACAAGGACTAATGAATTTATTATTAGGTCAACAAACAAGTCCTCTTGATCAAGCTAAGATTGCTCAGATTTATGCAGCTATTGGTAAAGACAATCCTTCAGCTTCTGGTGGTTTATTGGGCAGCATTTTGAATAGCTGGCTAGGCGATAAAAAAGAAGAGCCTACAGCAACTCCAACACCTACTCCTACAGGAGCTTAATAATGGCTAATATTGATTACGCAGGTTTGCTCACAGGCATCAGTGGACAGAACCAACAAATAGACCCTTTCTCTTTGCCCACGGCAGCACAGCAACGCATGGCTTTTGGAGCACAGCAGGTGCAAGGAATGCAACGTGCTGGTGAAGGTTTGTTTGGTATGCCGTCACAGCAAAACCCTGTAGACATGGCTAAGACTGAGTTGCTTAAACTTGATAGGAACGATCCAGAATATCAACAGAAGTTTATTAAGTTGTTGGGCATTGCTGATCCTGAGAAGGCTGCGGAGTTAGTAAAGGAAAAGAAAGTACAAGACTTCTCTGCTGGTCAGCAAAAAGCATTGGTTAAATACCTAGAAGCAAATTACCCTTCTTTTGCAGATGCAGCAAAGGGAGACACTCCACTAATTACAGCAGCTAACTGGAAAGATTTTAAAGAAAAAGCAGGAAGCACTAAAAATCAATTTGGTGGTACTAAGCTGGTCAAAGACGAAAACGAAAACCTATATTACGTTACTCAATCTCTTGATCCTACTGAAGATGGAAACGCAGCAAAAACCGTGTATTCTCCTGTAACTCCTAACGCCCCATCACAGCCTTCTGGTGCTGTTACTGTTGTTGGAGATTCTGGAGAAACTCCAGCAGAACGTAAGGCAAGAGAAATCTCCACATCAACTGGTAAAATTGTAGGGAAAGGTTTTGCCCAAATACAGGCAGACGCTGCTGAAACATTCTCTGAAACACAAGAGGCAATATACACCGCAGACAGGCTGATTGATATTCAAAATCAAATAGACACTGGTGGTTTTCAACCTGTGTTTGCTAAAGCAATTACTGACTTCCTTGGCACAACGGCTGGCGATGTTGGTGAGTTTGAGTATTTGGTCAAGAATAAGATGATTCAAAAATTAAGAGCTTTTGGAGCTAACCCAACAGAAGGAGAGCGTAAAGCTGCTGACGAGTTGGTAGAATCTTTAAAGAAATCTAAAAAAGTTAACTTAGCTCAGCTACAGTCTTATAAAAAGGAAATGGAAAGAAAAGCAGCAAGACAAGAGTTTTTGCTACAAGACGACATTACTAAGAAAGATTATAAAGACTTTGTAGATGCGCAGTATGCCAATGCAGAACCTACAGAAAATGTTGTTATCTGGGGAGCAAGAGACTAATGAGCAATGTAACTTATGTATTACCTAGTGGTTTAAAAGTTACGCTGTCTGGTGTGCCAGAGAACGTCACAGACTCTGAAATCCAAGACGAGCTTATAGCGCAGGGCAAGGCTAGTCTTTCAGACTTCCAGAAACCCCAAACAGCGCCAGTGCAAGAGTCGTCAATGCTGGAGAGTGTTGGAGGATTTTTAAAAAGCAACATGGAGATTCCTGTAGGGCTTGCTGGTAGCTTTGCTGGCATGGCCGCTGGCGCTCCTTTAGGGCCAGTAGGTATGGTTGTTGGAGGTATTATTGGAGGCGCTTCTGGCTCTGCTGGTGGTTCTCTAATGTCTGATGTGTTTGAAGGAGAAGAATTAGATTTTGCAGACGCTACTAATGAATTTCTTATGTCTGCTGGTTTTGACGTAGCTACTCTTGGCTTAGGTAAGGTGCTAAAACCTAGCTATTTTGCAGCTAAAGCAGCTCTTGGCTTCACGCCTAAAGAAGTAGCTGAGGATTTAATTAAGACAGCTAGACAAGGAACAGATGCAGGAAGTTTAGAATCGTTGAGGGCTTCTCAAAACATTCTACAGCAAAAAGGAGCTAGTCTTACTCGTTTCCAAACAGGGCAGGCAACAGCCTTGGACGTTTTAAGCGAACGCTTTGCAAATGCTGGTTTGTTATCAGGACAGGCAACAGCGGAAAATGCTGTCAAAGTAAACCAAGCAGTTAAAGATTCTTTAAACGACATTGCTAACAAAGTTGATTATAGCTTGGGGGACTCTCCAGATAAGCTAGGCGAAGCTATGTTTGATATTATTAGCGCTGGCAGAAAAGCTCTTAGTGATAACTACGGAGCTGGTTTAGATACTATTACAGCTTCTGTCAAAAATAACAGGGTTAACACTACTGATCTGAAAAAACAACTATCTAAGTTTTTACAAGACAACAGTGAAGTAACTACAGGAACTGTTTTAAAGAACGGCGTAGAAGTTCAGGCAAAGAAAAGAATTTCTATGCTCGACCCAGACACTGTTAATTATGTAAACCAATTACTGAAAGGGCCGCTAGAGCTTGGAAACATGTCTGCTGACGCGCTTTTAAAATTAGACAAGCAAATCTCTACTCAGATTCGTAACTTTGGCGACATCAACTCAAAGAACTACAATACTGTAGCAGATAGAGAGCTTGGAGAACTCACTGATATTTTAAAAGACTCATTTATTAATATTTTAAAACAAGCAGACCCTAAAGCAGCTAACGAATATGCTGCCCTGAAAAGCGCTTACAAAGAAGGAAGAACTGGTTTACTTCCAGACATTAATAAGAATTTTATAAAGAGTGCTGAAAAAACCAATTACGATCAGTTAGGTAAGATGTTAGTTGATCAAACCAATGTAAGCAAGATAAACAACTTTATGAAAAGTATTGATAATGCCTACGCTCAAATAGCCAAGAGTGGCGAAGGAGTTGCTGACATAGGATATGCTACGGCAGCAGACGCTCGTCAGGCCGTAAAGCAGTCTTTTCTTAAAAACTTAATGCCTAATCTACAGCAAGAAGCGTTTAACATAGAAGACTACGCAAGACTAGCGTCTCAGTTCTCTAAGCCAGCACAAGCTGCTCGTTTAAAGGCTATTGTGGGAGAGGACTACAATCAAGTTAAGCAGCTTTTTAACTTAATGTCAGAAGCTTCTAAGAAGCCAGAAAGCAACTTTGGAACTCTGATGCTACGCGCCAAGGAATATGGTGCAGTCTCTACAGGGGCTAGTTTCTTGGCAGGAGCTGGTGTCTATGCGGGAGGGCCAGTAGCAGTCCTGAGTGCGGCTACTATTTTAACTGCTCCTGTAGTACTGGCAAAGATGTCTCACAACCCCAAGGCTGTAAACAAATTGCTTGCTTTTGAGAAGACTAAGTTTAAGAGTGACGCTTTGAGGGAGAAAGCTGCTACGTTTCTTGTAAGTGATTTTATAGATAATTTAAGCACAGAAGAACAAGCAGAAGTCAGGAATTATTTTAGAGGAGAGTAATAAAAAAGCCCTATAGAACACTCTATAGGGCTTTTGTTTCATACAATGTACAATGTTAATTATAAGCTACACTATCTCACAAGCTCCACCAACACACGCTAACTCTTGAGACCCTGTTGTATTATCTTCTTCTTCAAAGTACTTC